ACTTATAGATCATTGGAAGCAACACCTCAGAGATGCAAGAGCAGGCTCACTCAAAGGCATGAGAAAATATAAAAATCTATATGGAAATGAAGCAAATATTGTTGGGTACTTTGAAGGTAAAGCGCAGGGTCAGCGTGAGGCGATATCAATACTTGACTATATGATTGAATATAAGGAGATGTTTCATGGGGACAGCTAGTATGTATGGCAATCAAGTCATGGAAGCGGAGCTTGATTGTGCTTGGATGACAACGGATGTTAAAATTGAATTTATAAATCACGGTGACGAGGAGAACTTAGTTGAAATTATTTCAGTTAAATCGCATGGAGTTGATATCACTAGTTGGATCAATATTGATTATATGTTTAATCTTGTTCGTGATTATATAGGTGAGGCTGACTATCACTGGACGGATCATGGAGATTGAGGGGAGGCCAATGAGGTGGACAAAGGTGGCATAGGAGAACATTGGATTGCATTGGTGATCGTTACTTTTTTTTCAATTGGATATATAGCAGGAGAGTATATAAAAAATGGAGGCTAGTATGATTAGAGTTATTAAATACAAAAACATTATGATACAAGAGTGGTTCGGTAAGTTTTCTTATCGGGATAATGCAGGACAGTGGTATGAATTTAACTCTCTGAAAAACGCACAAGAGGGGATTGACAAATGAAAAAGTACATACACGTTAATCAACATAAAATTCGTGGGAACAAAAAGAATGGTACAGACGATCCCGTTATAACAATTAAGGCTGGTAGAACTAATACATATTGCCATGAGGTAGAAATACTTGGCAACAGCGTGTTAAAATATAGCGGGAATGGCAAGCCGCTTCTTTCATGTGGCGCTCGTGTTGTTATTGAAACTGAATCAGATATAAAAATTGTGAGGTAAGTATGAGCATTGATGATGCAACCCCTGAACAATGGGATAAGGTTAAAAAATCTAAGACAGCTTACGGTAAACTCTATCATCCTGAAGATGGTCACCCTATAAATCCAGTTACAAAACCAGAGCATTACAACAAGGGAGGCGTTGAAGCTATTGATTATATTAAACAACAGTTGGGTGATGGCTTCGGTGATTATTGCGCTGGGAATGTTCATAAATATCTTCACAGGTTCCGTTATAAAAATGGCGTAGAGGATCTTAAAAAAGCGCGTGTCTATCTTGAATGGCTGATTGAGGATTTAGTGCCGTGAAAAAACTGGTAGAACGTCTACAAATAGACAACCCTTTTTATTATTCTCCAATACACGGACGCAGGCACTATGCTAATGTTATGGCGGCGGGGATTGAGCTTGCCGCATACTTTAATCTTAATCCAAAACTGTTTAAATACTTTGCCTATCTGCATGATTCTTGTAGAGAAAATGAAGGTTATGATCCACAGCATGGCCCAAGAGCGGCAGATTATATTGACAGTATAAAAGATTTGATTGATCTATGTCAAGCCGAACGATGGATGTTACAGTCTGCTTGTACATTACACACTTCTGCCAAGCCGTGGGATGGTTGTAAATATACTCTTTATGAAAAAGCCTGCTTTGATTCTGACCGTTCTGATATTATTAGAACTGGTTTAGCAGTAGACCCAAAATATTTATTCACTAGCAAAGCAAAAGAACTATATGTAACTGAAGAAAGAAACTACGAATATGATATGTGGGCAGTAGTAAACGCTTGAATTTAATGTAAATTATTTGGAGTTAAATATGAATTTAAATGAATACCAAACTCGTGCAGGAGTAACAGCACAATACAAAGATAAGTTTTATCCGATAGCTTCTTTAATGGTTGAGGCGGCAGAGCTTTCCGATCTTTTTGTGAAGCCGATGCTCCGAGGTGATGATCGTGTTATCAACCGAGAAGAAATTGTATCTGAAGCAGGGGATGTACTATGGAACCTTGCAATGGTATTGAGAGACAACGGGGTTGACCTTGAAGAAGTAGCGTGTTACAATCTAAAAAAACTTTGTAGTCGTTTAGATCGTGGTGTGATAAAAGGTTCAGGAGGAAACCGTTGAAAATTATTAAAGGTAATTTTAGAAGCGATAATAAAAAATCTCTAAATCAAAAAGTTGCTGAAGGACTTGATAAACTTCAAAGTTCTGAAGACAATGAAGAAGATTTAAGATATCCTTTTATTCTTATCGTGGACACGGGCGAAGATTTAAAAGTTGTTTCCGATGTTGAAATGGAAAAGTTTAATCTACTTTTAGATCTTGTTAAGCTTACGGTATTAACTGGAAACTACGAGTAAGGAGAGTTAGTGTACGAAGAAAATGTTTTTAATACTGAAGATGCTCTTTGTCGGGCATTTGTTATGGCGCTTGGTTCAGAGCTACCATCACAAGAAGCAGTAAAGAATATAATTAGTTGGGTAAACCTTCAGGCTCAAAAAGAAAATGAAAGGTTGACAACTGATTATGTGTATAGTTGTATTCCGCGTTATATTACTTTTTTGTTTAACAAATCTTAGGAGATTTATATTATGGCACTTGTCGAAGGCGTTGCATATTGGGCTTCAGTTACCACACCCAACACAACTTACACTCCGGTGTACACTGTTAATCTTGTGGTCACTGATGAAGTTGCAAATGATTTTAGGTCACGCGGCTTTAAAGTTAAGGACATGGATGAAGGCCCAGCACTTCTTATCAAGCGTAAAGTAAGTGGCCCTAATGGTATGGTGCGTCCACCACCCAAGCTATTAGACCGTAATAAGCAACCACTGAATGTCTCTGTAGGCAATGGATCTACAGTTCGTGTTCAGTACAAAGAGTGGGAGTCCACTTGGAATGGTACTCTGTACAAGGGCTTGGATTTTCAAGCTATGCAAGTTATTGATCTTATAGAATTTGCCAGTGCAGATGGTGCTGAGTTTGAAATTCTTGATGGCGAAGACGGAGATGAATTGTGATGTGGCGATATACTCAGGACGAAAAAGTATATGATATAGAAAAAGTTTCTGCCGAAGGGCAGGCCACTTTCATGTTACTTGCTGAGATTCAAAAAAGAATTGAAGGCTTGGAAGAAGACTTGACTATTAATCAGGCGGCGGCTATAGCACTGCACCAAAAAATGCAAGAGCTTCTTACTGATGATGCAATAGTAGAGGACGATGACTCGGAGGATTAAATCGTGGGGGAATTTGTGGAATATCACAAGCCCTGTCCGAATTGTGGAGGCAGTGATCCTGTCTCCATAAATTCAGATGGATCTGCAAAATGCTTTAGTTGTGGTACATTTTTTAAAGACTATGAATCTGCAATGGGAGGAAACGTGGCAGACTTTAACAGCTTCAAACGCTCCAACAACAACACCCCCTTCACCAACAGCGTTTATCACGCGCTCACCGATAGATCAATTGCACTAGAAACCGCAAAGAAATTTGGCGTCCGTTCTGTCAAAGACGAGCAAGGTAATATTGTTCAGCATCACTATCCTGCTTACATCAACAACGAAGAAGTTGCCACAAAAGTTCGTAATGCAGACAAGACATTCACTTGGTCAGGATCTCCCAAGGGAACTGGCCTCTTTGGTCAGCAAGTGGCACAGGCAGGTGGCAAATACATTACGATCACCGAAGGTGAGTGTGATGCTATGGCGGCATATGAATTACTAGGTAGTAAGTGGCCTGTTGTATCTGTTAAGAATGGGGCGCAGGGAGCGGCACGAGATGTTCAAGAAAACCTAGAATTTCTTGAGTCGTTTGATACGGTGGTTATTTCGTTTGACAACGACAAGCCCGGACGAGAAGCTTCAAAGAAAGTTGCGCGTATTCTTAAGCCGGGAAAAGCAAAGATACTTTCACTCCCTGCTGAATTTAAAGATCCTAATGAGATGCTTAAGTTGGGCCATCATAAAGCTTATGTTACTGCATGGTGGGCTTCAAAACTTTATACGCCGTCTGGGATTTTAAATGTCAGTGAAGAGCGTGAGAACTACAAAAAGCGTGAGCGTAAAGAAGCTATTCCATATCCTTGGGATGGGCTAAACGATAAGCTTGATGGCTTACGACAAGGCGAGTTAATTACTTTGACAGGCGGTACTGGTCTTGGTAAATCTAGCGTTACTCGTGAGCTTGAACACTGGCTAATCACTAACACCAACGACAAGGTTGGCGTCATTGCTCTTGAAGAAGATTGGCGTAGGACTGTTGATGGTATTCTATCTATTGAGGCTAACGCCCGACTACATATTGATAGTGTTCGTCTACAGTTTAGCGAAGAAGAAATAGATAATTTCTTCAATGTTCTTTATGATGGCGAGAATAAGAACCGTGTGTTTATTCATGCCCACCTTGGTATGAATGATGTGGATAGCGTGTTCAGTAAGCTACGTTTTATGGCGATGGGCCTTGAATGTAAGTGGATAGTTTTTGACCACCTGCATATGTTACTATCCATGACTACTGATGGTGATGAACGCCGCAATATAGATACTATAATGCACAACTTCAGGACGCTGGTTGAAGAAACAGGTGTAGGTCTTATCCTTGTGTCGCACCTCAGAAGGATCGACGGTAATCGTGGACACGAAAACGGTATTGAAACAGGACTGAATCATTTACGCGGCTCTCAAAGTATTGCCCAGTTGTCTGACTGCGTGATCTCTCTTGAGCGCAATCAACAATCAGAAGATCCTGTTGAGGCCAGCACAACACGAGTGAGAGTTCTTAAGTCTAGATATACTGGTGACGTAGGGTTAGCCACGCATTTGTTTTATGATAAAGATAGTGGTAGACTCAGCGAGATAGCTATGGAAACAGAACAACAAGACGAGATTGAGCTATGAAAAATATTGTATTTGATATTGAAGCAGATAGTTTAGAGCCTACAAAAATTTGGTGTATTGCGGCTGTCGATCCTGATACTGGTGAGACAAAAACATTCGGCCCTTCAGATATTATTGAAGGGCTTGCTCATCTTTCGTCGGCTGATAAATTAATTGGTCATAATATTATCGGGTATGACCTACCAGCAATAAAGAAAATTCATAATGTAGATCTGACTGAGAACCGCAAGATCGTAGACACACTTGTTTTGTCTAGACTGTTTAATCCCACAAGAGAAGGCGGGCATAGTCTTGAGTCTTGGGGATACCGCCTTGGCATGAGAAAGATTGATCACGATGAGTTTGGGTATTACACACCTGAGATGTTGAACTATTGCCGCAATGATGCGGTGTTAAACTCAAAGCTATTTAACAACCTTAAGTTAGAGTCTCGTGGTTTCAGCCGTCAAAGCGTTGATTTAGAACACAATGCTCTACAAATAATTGCTGATCAAAGAGAGCGTGGGTTTTTAATTGATATGCAACGGGCATCTATTCTTGTAGCAGAACTTACAGATCGGCTAGTTGAAGTAGAAAAAGAAGTCCAGAAAACTTTTAGACCTAAACAACTTAAGACTGTTCTGCTCGCACAGTTTACTAAAACAGGTGCGTTATCTAAGATGGGTTTGATTGAAGGCTCAACAAAGAAAAGCAGATTGACTCAAGAAGAATATGAAGATATTGCAATCAAGCGCAAGACTGTACGTATTGAAGAAGTTCCTTTTAATCTAGGCTCTCGCAAACAGATAGGCGAATACCTTATTGATTTTGGGTGGAAGCCTGACCGCTTTACACCTACTGGTCAGCCAATTGTTGACGAGTCTACGCTGAGTAGAATTAAAGATATTCCTGAAGCAGAACTTATTGCAGAATATTTATTACTTCAAAAACGTATTGCTCAAGTAAGTTCTTGGATTAAAGCGGCTCAAGACGATGATCGTGTTAGAGGCTATGTAAATCCTAATGGTACTGTCACTGGTCGCATGACACACAACAGCCCTAATATGGCACAGGTTCCTAGTGTGGCTTCGCCTTATGGTAATGAATGTAGAAGTTGTTGGACAGTACCAGAAGGATACAAGTTAGTGGGTATTGATGCCAGCGGATTAGAACTGAGGATGCTGGCCCACTACATGAAGGATGAGGACTTTAAAAATGAATTACTCCACGGAGACATACACTCAACTAATCAAAAGCTTGCAGGACTTGAATCAAGAAATCAGGCAAAAACATTTATATATGCACTCCTATACGGAGCAGGAGATGCAAAGCTTGGCTCAGTGGTCGGAGGAAATAAGCGTGATGGTGCGAAACTTAGAAAGCATTTCTTCGATAATCTACCTGCATTTAAACATCTTAAAGACACAGTTAGCCGAGCGTGTTCCAAAGGATTCTTAAAGGGTCTTGATGGACGCAAGCTATATATTCGTTCAGAACACTCAGCCCTTAATACTTTGTTGCAAAGTGCTGGGGCAATTGTAATGAAGCAGGCCATGATAAACCTAAAGCAAATGATTAGCTTAAATACTTTGGACGCACATTTTGTATGTAATGTACATGATGAGTGGCAACTAGAAGTCAAAGCATCACAGGCAGAGTTTGTTGGGAAGCTGGGGATAGAAGCAATTACCCAAGCTGGTAAAGAGTTGGCGCTATTTTGTGAGCTTGATGGGGAGTACAAAATAGGAGATACTTGGAGTGAAACACACTAAAGAGAAAGAGGCCATATGAAAAAGAATAAGAATGATCCAAGTAGAGTTGGTGACCTAGCAGAACATTATGCTGTCACATGGTTATGGGACAACGGTTATCATGTGTTTAAAAACTGTGGTTGCACAGGGCCGGTAGATATTGTTGCTATGAACCCAGAAGGTAAGATTACTTTAATAGATGTAAAATCTTATAAAGACAGCAGGCTCTCTGCAAAAAGCACACTTCAGAAAACACTTGGTGTGCAGTACTTACATTACAATTCTGTAACACGAAAATGTCGATTTGTGAGGCATAGAACATGAAAGTTGAAACTGTTGTAGAAGATATTTATTCGCAGTTAGAAGGACTTTCCTATGGGAACGAATTAAAATTAAAAGAAGAAGATCTAGACTTAACTGTTGCCCGTATCAAAGCTTCGATTCAATCTTGGGCCAAGCCTTCAGAGCGTGACTCAAATTTTCATTTAAGAATGTCTAATGTTGGACGGCCCCTTAGACAACTCTGGTATGAAAACAAACTACCTGCTAAGTCTTCGACTCCTTCTGCCGCTACTCAAATTAAGTTTCTTTATGGACATATCCTAGAAGAAATTGTTCTTATGTTTGTGCGGGCCGCAGGCCACCTTGTTACTGATGAACAGAAAGAAGTTGAGGTGAACGGAATAAAAGGGCATATAGATTGTAAGATTGATGGTGAAGTAGTTGATATAAAAACAGCTTCTAGGATTGCCTTTTCTAAATTTCGTGAGGGCCGACTAAGTGAAGATGATCCATTTGGATATCTGTCTCAACTGGCAGGCTATGAAGAAGCTGAAAAATCTTTTGAAGGTGGCTTCCTCGTCCTCAACAAAGAAGGCGGTGATCTTTGTTTATATCGCCCAGAAGAACTAGACAAGCCTGATATAAAAAATCAAATCAAAACCATTCGCAAAGCTTTAAGCTTGTCTACACCTCCAGCAAGATGTTATGAGTCTGTACCTGATGGCAAGAAAGGCAACATGAAACTTCATAGGAACTGCTCATACTGTCCTTACAAGTTTAATTGCTACAAAGATGCGAACAACGGCGCTGGTTTAAGAGCGTTTAAATATTCTTATGGTACTTCATACTTAACCCATGTTGAAGTAGCGCCCCGCGTAGAAGAGGTAACACATTTAAATGAACCGCAAGCAATCTAAAAAAATAAATAAAAAAGTAATCGACATTTTTATTGAGTGGATCGTTAGTGTCGTGCCTCAAGAAGAAGCAGATAAAATAGTTGCAAAAAACTATAAGCAGTATGTGCCTAAAAATGCTTACTACTATAAGGAGTATACGTTATTAAACTCTTTGTTTAGTCCTCGCTGGATTAAGCGTAAGCTTAAGCGACTACAAAAAGCTAACCCTGAAAAGCCTATTGACACTTACACTATGGCTGATCTTAAATGACAGATGCTTACACAGAGCTAGAGGTGTTGATATGCTTATGTGCTTCTGATATTATACAGAACAACGGTGCCACGCCTGATATGTTAATTACATTACATGATGCGTTGCTGAAACATTTAGAAGAAGACGAACACGAAAACAGGACACTTCATTGAAACCAAAAATAAAAAAAGGCTTTCGCAAACAGCGAGTAAAGCGCCCTCAAGAAAAGAATGTTGTAGTTGGTTATGATTCTAATTGGGAATACGAACTGCACTCAGGAATCTTAAATGAGTGGTCGCTTCATTCAGAAACTATAGATTATATTGTTGAGCATACTTATCATCCTGATTTTATTAAAGAAGTAGATGGTAAAACAATATACCTAGAAGCTAAGGGACGGTTCTGGGATCACAACGAATACAATAAATATGTTTGGATTGCTAAAGCATTGCCAGATAATATAGAGTTGGTATTCTTATTTGCTGATCCGAAAACACCTATGCCACAAGCCAAACGTAGAAAGGATGGCACAAAAAGATCTCATTCTGAATGGGCATCTTCAAAAAACTTTAGATGGTTCTCTGAAGATAGTATTCCCGCAGAGTGGATAGATGTAACAAAAAGAAATAACTTAGACGATGAAGATGGATGATAGAAAAAAAGAAAGGACTAATCGTTTCAATCGTCACAGACGAAGAAAAGATTTAGATCGTGAGCCTCGTATACGGCAAGTAAAGAAAAAAAATAAATGTAGGCTTAACATTAATCATGTTAGTTTGTCAGAAGATGAATAATGGAAACACCATGTATTAAAATATGTAAATTAAAAGATGAGGTTTGTTACGGCTGTGGTAGAACCACAACTGAAATTGCTAAATGGTCAACATACACAACAGAGGAAAGGAGTAGAATAATTGGACGCCTATCAACAGTACATCCACAAGAGCAGGTACGCCCGATACTTACCAAATGAACAACGGCGAGAGACATGGCCTGAAACAATTAATCGTTATTTAGATTATTGGGGCGACAAACTTAGTGACAAAGAACGCAAAGAAATTTTTACTTCTATTGCTGACCTTGGTGTTATGCCCAGCATGAGGGCATTAATGACCGCTGGCCCCGCATTAGCTCGTGACAACGTGGCAGGATTTAACTGTAGCTACCTGCCTATTGATCACCCAAAAGCATTTGACGAGATGATGTACGTTCTTATGTGTGGTACAGGCGTAGGCTTCAGTGTTGAGCGGCAGTATATTTCTAAACTACCAGAGGTTGCGGAGAGTTTCCATGAAACAGACACAGTTATTAACATTGCGGATTCGAAGATCGGATGGGCGAAATCGTTTAGGGAGTTGGTTTCATTGCTGTATTCAGGTCAGGTTCCCCGATGGGACTCTAGC